AAAGCGACTATGATAATTCATCTTTTTTGACAACTAATAATTTTCAAACTCAATTTGGAAGGCAAGTTGTTTATGAGAATGAAATCAAATTAGATAATATTTTCAATGAAAAAATTAAAAAAATTAAATCTAAAAATGAATTTCTGCAAATTTGGAGGTGGCAGAATTGTATGTTTGAGTCTGAAATAATCCAAACAGTCAATTCTGGTAAAATAAGATTTAAAGAATTAGAAAAATCGTATAAAAAAGAATACGAAAAGTTTCAATCCTCATCTTCGTCAAAAAAAGATCGTGTCAAAAGAAATAAGTTAAGAAGATTATTCTTAAAACTAAAAAAAGTAAAAAAAGGTGATAATAAAGATATTGACCACAAAGATGGTAACCCTCAAAATAATTCTATAAAAAATATACGAGTAGTAAGTAGATCAACTAATAGGGCAAAAAGATGAGTTCAGCAAAAAAAAAGAATCCTTCTCTATGGAAAAGAATAGTTGCACGAATCAAAGCACAAGCATCACACGGAACGGCCGCAGGTCAATGGTCAGGTAGAAAAGCACAAGCGGCCGTCAAAGCATACAAAAAAGCAGGAGGTGGATATAGTGGGCCTAAAAAGAAATCTAACTCATTATCTAAATGGTCAAAACAAAAATGGCGTACAAAGTCAGGAAAAAAATCATCTGAAACAGGTGAAAGATATTTACCTGAAAAAGCCATTAAAAAATTATCATCAAAAGAATATGCGAGAACTACGGCTAAGAAAAGACAAGATAAAGCTATGGGAAAACAGTTTAGTAAACAACCAAAATCTATTGCAAGAAAAGTAAGGAGATTTAGAAAGAAATGACAATATTTACCAAATATTCTATTAGAGAGATTGATACTCTCCGTACTGTAGTCAAATCACAACATATGAAACATTACCCAAAAGAGTTTGTGAATAATCACGAAGCTGATAGAATTATAGAATCTCTATCGGAAGAAGCTAGAGAAAAACTATATGAACTAGCAGTAAACTATGGCATCACTAAGTTATAAGCCAGACGGCGAAACATTAAAAAAATTTTTAAAAGATGATACTTTCTTTAGAGGAATACGAGGGCCTGTTGGCTCTGGTAAATCTGTAGCTTGTTGTATAGAAATAATAAAACGAGCTATATCACAAAAGCCGAATGATGAAGGGATTCGCAAAACTAGATGGGCGGTCATTCGTAATACTAACCCTCAACTTAAAACTACTACAATAAAAACTTGGCTAGATTGGTTTCCTGAAGACGATTGGGGAAACTTTATTTGGAGTGTACCTTATACACACAAACTTAAAAAAGGTGATATTGATTGTGAGGTAATCTTTCTAGCGTTAGATAGACCTGAAGATGTTAAAAAATTGCTATCTTTAGAACTTACAGGAGTATGGATCAATGAGGCACGAGAAATTCCTAAAAGTATTGTTGATGCTTGTTCTATGCGTGTTGGTCGTTTTCCATCTATGCGTGATGGTGGCCCAACATGGTATGGAGTCGTTTGCGATACCAATCCACCTGATTCCGATCATTGGTGGGCAATAATGGCAGGTGAAACTGTTATACCAGACTATATTAGTAAACAAGAAGCAAAGATGTTGATTAAACCTGATAATTGGCGATTCTTTAATCAACCACCTGCTATGTTAGAAATAAAAAATAAAAACAATGAGATACACGAGTATCAAAAATCTGATGCATCTGAAAACAAAAATAACCTTACAGAAAACTATTATAGTAATATAATCCGTGGTAAAACAAAATCGTGGATAGATGTATATGTTCTTAATAAATTAGGTTCAGTTGAAGATGGTAAACCTGTATATGAATCATATAGACAAGATGTACATATGGCTAAAGGTGAACTTGCACTTGCAGAACATCTTCCTGTTTATATGGGGATTGACTTTGGTCTTACACCTGCTTGTGTTTTTGCACAAAAGATAAGAACTAGATGGATAATATTTGAAGAACTTGTAGCTGAAGATATGGGTATTGTTAAGTTTTCTGACTTAATGAAACAATCTATGGCAAAATATTATCCAAGACAATTTTATATATTTGGTGATCCTGCAGGAGATCATAGAGTGCAAACAGATGAAAGCACACCATTTCAAATACTTAGAGGTAAAGGCATTACTGCCCGACCTGCCCCAAGTAATGATGTAACACTACGAATAGAATCTGTAGCTACTTGTCTTAATAGAATGGTAGATGGAGAATCAGGTATTCTTATTGATAAAAGTTGTGTGAATTTACTACGAGGATTTGCAGGAGGATATCATTATAGACGCCTACAAGTATCAGGTGAACGCTATGATGAACGCCCAAATAAGAATAGATTTTCACATATACACGACGCTTTGCAATATTTATTGTTAGGTGCAGGAGAAGGGAGATCGTTGACGGCAGGTAATAAATATAGTAAACCTATAATAGCAAAAAGAAATTTTAATGTTTTTAATGTAAAACCTAGAAACATTTATGAAAGAAGGAGGTAGCTATGTGCGGAGGAGGAGGAGGATACAGACCACCACCACCACCACCACCTAGTCCTTATGAGGCTTCAATGAGGCAACAAAGACGGGAGGCTCGTGCTGATGCTTTAGCAGAAAAAGCTAAGTTAAAAGATGAGCAATACCAAGAAGCAGTTGCTGATTTGTCAGGTAAAAGAGGTAGACGCTCTTTATTATCTGGTAGAAAAGGCGGACAAGGATTTATGGTTCAGGGTGATATTCAAACAAGAAATACTCTCGGAGTATAAATGGTTGTAGATGTTAAACCACAAGTAACTATAGATTATAGTGAATCTAAAGTTAAACAATTATTATCACGATATAGAAAAGCTAAATCTATTAAGGATCAATGGACTCCTATATTTGAAGATTGTTACGAATACGCTTTACCACAAAGGGAATCTTTTTATTCAGAAAGCATAGCTAAAAGAAGAAGCGAATCTATATTTGATGAAACTGCCGTTGTTGGTGTACAAGAGTTTGCATCTCGTTTACAAGCAGGTATAGTTCCTAACTATGCAAGATGGGCAGATTTAACTTCAGGTACAGAAATACCAAAAGATCAACAAAAAGAAGTTAATGAAAATTTAGATCAAGTTACAGAATATATATTTGAAATATTACAAAACTCTAATTTTTCACAAGAAGTACACGAAACCTTTTTAGATTGCGCAGTAGGTACAGGTGTTTTGCTAGTTGAAGAAGGAGATGCTGTACAACCAATAAGATTTAGATCAATACCTTTGCCACAGATATTATTAGATTCTGGTTATGATGATAAGATAGATCATATATTTAGAGAGCGATATATTAAATTTAAACAAATAATGGTTGCTTATCCTAAAGCAAAACTACCTGAAAGAATGGTAGAAGAGATGAGTAAGAATCCTGAAAAAGATTGTAAAGTAATAGAAGTTGTTTATAGAAACTACGATAATAAAAAAGAAGAAGAATATATTTATTGTGTTATTTCAGAAATGTATGACGCTGAATTGTTTACAGATACATTTAAAGGAATAGGTTCAAATCCATTTATTGTTTATAGATGGAGTAAATGTGCAGGAGAAGTGTATGGAAGAGGCCCACTACAAATGGCTTTGCCTGCAATTAAAACAGCTAATCTTGTTATTGAATTAATCTTAGAAAATGCACAAATGGCAATCTCTGGTATGTACCAAGTAGAAGATGATGGTGTTATTAATGTAGATAATATACAATTAATTCCCGGAACAATTATTCCGAAAGCAGTAGGCAGTAGTGGTTTAACTCCTGTACAACCTGCAGGAAACTTTCAGGTATCTGATTTAGTCATAAGAGATATGAGAACTAATATTAAAAAAGCATTGTATAATGATATGTTAGGTAATCCTAACGAAAAAACACCAATGTCTGCGACAGAAGTAGCTGAAAGAATGGCTGATCTTTCTCGTCAAATAGGAGCGGCGTTTGGTAGATTACAAGCTGAATTAGTAAATCCTGTATTACAACGAGTAATATATATTCTAAAAAAACAAGGCAGAATAAATATACCAACAGTAAATGGTAGAGAAATAAAAATACGATCCTCTTCTCCGTTAGCACAAGCACAACAACAACAAGATGTTGCTACAATAGATAGATTTGTTGCCATGCTCCAAGGTAGGGTTGGCCCACAGATAACTAATTTATTAATTAAACAACAAGATATGGCAAAGTTTATTGCTAAGAAACTAGGTGTTCCAGAAGAATTAATTAGGTCGGATGAGGAAATGATTCAGGCAGGACAACAGTTACAACAGATGGGTGCTAATATGCAACAACAAGGAATGGATCCTCAACAAGTATCTAATGTTGCAAAATCATTTACAGGATGATATAAAAGCAGAATGAAACCAAAACCTAATCGTATAGTAGGATTAGATAATTTTGAACGAAGTCCTGAAGAAGAAACCCGTCTTAATTTTATTTTTGAGAGTGTATTTAAACTTGATGCGGGTGCAGAGGTACTTAAATATCTACGCCAAATAACTATAGAAGCAGTAGCAGGATCTGAAATTTCTGATAATCAATTACGCCATATAGAAGGTCAACGCTATATTGTAGGTTTAATACAACGCCGACTAAACAAAGGTAGAAGTCAAAACATTATAAAGGAGAAACAAAATGTCAGATAATGTTGAACAAGCACAAGAGTCAACACCTGAACAATCTCAGGTAGAATCTCAGACTCAACCACAACCACAAGAACCACAAAATCTTTCTGAAAGACCTAATGATGTAACTGAAGTAGAAACTACAGAACAAGAACTGATATTAGGTAAATTTAAGTCGCAAGAAGATTTAGAAAAAGGGTATAAAGATTTAGAGCAGTTTGTTGGAGGAAAAAAAGAAGAACTTAGAGATCAAATCATAGATGAACTTTCTGATGAAGCTGATGCCGAAGTTCCTGAAGAATATGCTTTGCCTGCACTACCTGAAGAAATAACAGAAGAACAGGTTGTTGAAAACCCTCTGTTTGATTGGTGGATAGATCATTGCAAAGAGAATGCTTACAACCAAGAAATGTTTGAAGATGGTATTAATAAATTTATTAATGCTCAAGGACATTATGCACCTGATCTTAATCAAGAAGCAGAAAAGTTAGGTGAGAATGCTAATGCTCGTATTGATGCTGTAGATGCCTTTGCTCAAAGTCATTTTGGAGCAGATGATTATGAGTTGTTGCAATCAACTTTAGGACAATCTGCACAAGGTATTGAGATTCTTGAACAAGTAATGCAAATGCAAAATCAAAATATCTCAAATGCACAAACAGAACCTGCTAATAGGTTAACCTTGAAAGATGTGCAACAGATGATGAAAGATCCTCGTTACTATGACCCTAAAGAAAGAGATGAATCTTATGTTAAAAAAGTTGAAGATGCATTTCAAAGACTTTATAGATAATGTATATGGATGTAGCAGTTCCTGATGACTGCTTTGTCTTGGCTCAAAAATTAAAGCAAACAGACAAATACGAACTTGCAGTAACAGGAAAAGAACCATTATGGGTATTGTTATATCCATTTAGAATCAATAGACCTAATGTGCATACATTCTCTGTGTATAAAGATAACCACGAAGTAGTAGCTATGTTTGGCTGTTGTGGAGAAAAGAAAAATCCACAGAGAGGTACAGCTTGGTGGCTGAGTAGCGAAGAACCATTTAACAGTTTTAAGTTTATGAAAAACCAAAAAAGAGTCTTTCAATGGTTAGCTAGTAAATACAAATTCCTTTGGAATGTAGCTACAGAAGAGCAAAAGGCAACACTAAGATGGGTACAATATATGGGGTTTACTATTTCTGATAGACAGATACTTGTCAAAAATGTAAAAATGAAGTATTTTTATTTAGAACCGAAAGGTTTTTTAGGTGAACCCATAGATAATGTGTGTGGCCCTCGTTGGATAACCCGATATCAGAACTCTGCGGACAATTCATAAACTGTAATATTAACTTTATAGGAGATAGTTATGGCAACTTCCATTACTACTGCCTTTATTAAGCAGTTTGAATCAGAAGTCCATATGGCGTATCAGCGTATGGGTTCAAAACTGAGGAATACAGTAAGACAGCTTAATAATGTAAAAGGCAATCAAGCGAGATTCCAAAAGGTGGGCAAAGGTAGTGCAACTGAGAAATCAAGACACGCCAATGTTCCAACTATGGAAATAACTCACAATACAGTTGATGTAACTCTATCTGATTTCTATGCGGCGGATTTCGTTGATAGATTAGATGAGTTGAAAACTAATATTGATGAAAGACAAGTTCTTTCTCAATCCTCCGCCGCCGCTCTTGGTAGAAAAACAGATCAACTTATTGTTGATGTACTAGATGCGGGGACAAATAGTAACAATGTCGTACACGGCTCTGCAGGATTAACACTTGCAAAGGCGTTAACAGTTTACGAAAACTTTGGTACAGCTGATATTCCTGATGACGGACAAAGATATTTTGTTGTTTCTTCAGCAGGTTGGGCAGATTTATTACAAATTGACCAATTCTCAAGAGCAGAATATATCGGTGAAAAGGAATTACCATATTCGGGTGGTATGACGGCTAAGAGATGGTTAGGATTCTTATGGTTCTCATTCTCTGGGTTATCACTCTCTGGTTCTACTAGAGATTGCCACGCTTGGCACAGATCATCTGTTGGCCTTGCTATGGGTTCTGATATTAGAACAGAAGTAAACTACATTCCTGAAAAGGTCAGTAATCTTATCACTTCATATATGTCTATGGGTGCTGTGATGATTGACAATGAAGGTGCGATTGAATGTCAAATAACAGAATAGGGAGATAAATTATGGCTTTTACTCAAGCAAACTTAAAAAAGATTGCAGGTGGTGGAGATCAAAATGTATTTCTCTACAATTCTGCAGATGCCGTAGGTACTATTGCGGGATCAGGATATTTTAACAATGCCACTAATCAGCTACATCAGAATGATATTATCATTACTGTTGGGTCAACCGGTGGCACAAGAACAGTAGATGTCCTTGTTGTATCAAGTGCAACAGCGGCGGCTACAGTTACTTGTATTAATGGTACATAGGGTATTGGGGGAGGAAACTCCCCCGATATTTAAATTATGGTAAGTAAAATAGATATATGTAATCAAGGTTTAGTTTTGATAGGAGCAAATACAATCGCTTCATTTACAGATAATACTGTAGAAAGTAAGGTAGCTAATCAGTTATATGAAACAACATTACGCTCGTTACTTACAAAAGCAAGATGGAGATTTGCAACAAAACAAGCACAGCTTACAAAACTTGCGACAGATCCCTTGGATAAATGGGATTCTGCATATCAAATACCTAATGATGCAATACTAATACACACTGTTACTGTGTCTGATAATGTAATTGTATTTGATAGATATAACGAAGAATTATTTACAAACACAAGTTCTAGTGATGTTGTAGTGTGTCATTATACATATCAACCACACGAAAAAGAGTTTCCTGATTATTTTACTCAGGCAGTTGTATTTGAACTTGCTAGTTTATTTGCAGGTGCTATTGCTCGTAACGATCAACTTTCTACACTTTATCAAAGGCGAGCAAATCAACAATTAGTTTTAGCTAGAAGTATGGAATCACAAACACAAACTACAAGAAAACTGAATACAAGTTTATTGATTGAAGTTAGAAATAGAGGTACTGCAGATGGTATAAGAGCAGTTGTACCAAGAAGTAGTAGTTGATGAATGGCAACACAAAGAGTACACCAAAACAGTTTTACTCGTGGTGAAGTAGATGAAACTCTTATAGCACGAACTGATCTTGGTGCATTTCAACAAGCATTAAAAAAAGCAAGAAATGTATTTTGTCTTAACCAAGGCCCGATAGAAAGACGACAAGGTACATTATTTAGATATGACTTAGGCGAAGAAACCCGAATAGAACCATTTATATTTAATGAAAACCAAGAATATATAGTTGCTTTTCAAAATACAAAATGCAAAATTTTTTCTACTAATGGCACATTATTATCAAGTATAACAGGTTGTATATGGACAACCGCAGAGTTATTTGAACTTACATATACACAACAGGGTGATACAATGATTATTACCCATAAACAGTTTGCACCACAAGTATTAACAAGAACAGGTGCAACAACTTTTTCTATAGCAAACTTTTCATTTAAGGTAAGCACAAACCAAGAAAAAATATATCAACCTTATTTTAAATTTGCAGATGATTCTATTACTTTAGATATAGATCAGACAACAAAAAACTCTACAGTAAATATTGTTGCAAGTAGTGCCTACTTTACATCTAACTATGTTGGAAAACATATTAGATATCACGGCACAGAAATAGAAATAACAGGATATACTTCTGCAACAGAATTAACAGGAACACTGCAAGCAGATGTACGAATAGAACTAGATGACGATCCATTTAAAGCTGAAGAAGGCGATAGTACAGTTACAGTTTTACATCCTGCACACGGATTTACAAGCGGTGTTACAATTACTGTTGAAGGAGCAGAAGCAATATTGAATGAAGATGGTAATGGTATTACAGCCGCAAATCTTAATGGTACAAAAACAATAACAGTATTAGATGATGACCGATATACATTTGAAGCTGATAATTCAGATACGGGAGGTGATTCTGGAGATGGTGGTGGAACAAATGTAAGAATTATTGGACACCCACCCACACTTCGTTGGGATGAACAAGTTTATAGTAATATTAATGGTTTTCCATCAACTTGTAAGTTTCATCAACAAAGATTGTTTTTTGGTGGTGGTGCAATATCAGATTTTATTTCTAGTAGCAAAACAGCAGACTTTTTTAACTTTGATGTAGGTGAAGGTGAAGATACAGATTCTATACAAATTTCTATATCATCAGATCAAATAAATGAAATAAGACATTTAATTGCAGGAAAACATTTAGAAATATTTACAAGTACAGGTGAGTTTTATTTAAAACCACAAACAGGTAGACCACTTACACCTGCAGATTTACGAATAGAAAGACAAAGTAGTTTAGGTTGTACACAAACTTGTATGCCAAGATTATTTGATGGAGCGGCAATATTTATACAACCAAATGGTAAAACAGTTAGAGAGTTTTTTTACAATACAGCAACAGAAGATTATGTGCCTACTGTTCTAACTTTTCTTTCTCCACAAGCTGTATCAAGTCCAAAGGATACGGGCATTATAAAATCAACAGGTAGAAAAACTGAGCAAATGATTATCTTTGCTAATGATGATGGTTCGCTAGGTGTTTTCTCTGCGCAACGCCAAGAAAAACTAGCAGGTTGGGTTGTATGGGAAACTGATGGTAACTTTGAATCTACAGCAGGTACTACATCATTTTTATATACAGTAGTAAAAAGAACAATAGATGGCGTAACAAAGTATTATCTTGAACAGATAGCCAACTCTATGTTTGCCTTGCCTACAGATTGTTCAGTAAGTAAAATATTAAGTTCATCATATCAACCTCACGGCACTATACTTGTTAATGGTACATTTTCATCAACAAGACAAATAGTTGCTGATGGGTTTTCTCACGCTCCAACTACAGGAGAGAAGTTTAAGATTGGTTCTGCAAGTACAGAATATACTATACAAAGTGTAAATAGCACAGGAACATCTGGAGAGTATATTATTGTTGTAGATCAAAGTGTATCAGCAAGTGATAATACAAGTATAATATTTACAACAAGTAGAGTGTTTACAGGATTAAATGCTGATCCTGATTTACGAGGTAAAATAGTACACGCTACATCAGGTTCTAATGAAGATGACGATATACGATACTATGGTTCATCAACAGTTGATTCAAATGGAGTGGCACAGTTTCAGTTACCTGCAAGTGCTTGTGATATAGGATTAAGTTATACAGTAGAAGTAGAAACATTACCTATTGATTCTGTACAACCGGTAAGAGGTTTAGGATCAACATATGGTTTGCCAAGAAAGATAGGAAAGACCATATTAGAATTATCTAAAACCTATAATTTACAAGTAAATGGAAATGATGTATTGCTTAATGATAATGGGTTACAAATGGTAGGATTTACAGGCAAAAGAGATATACATACACTTGGTTATAGTCAAACACCTAATGTTACTATAACACAATCTGTGCCTGTGCCAATGAGAATAGTAGCTATAACTTCGGAGGTATATTACTAATGTGTGGAGCAATATTAGGTTTTTTTGGTAATTTATTTAGCAATGAGTCAGATTACATAAAAGCTCAAATGGAAATGGAGCAACGAATGGCTAATGAAAAGAAAAAACAATACGAGGCACAAGCACAAGCAGAAATGTTGGCGGCACAACAAAAAGCTAATGACATTAAAGAACAAGCACAAAAACTACGAAAACGAAACATAGCGGCGTTTGGAGCAAGTGGAGTTGAAATTAACTCACCAAGTTATGGAGCGTTTCTTGCCTCTAATCGTGAAGCTACAAAAAGAGACCTTCGTAATGCTCGTATGATGGGAATAGAAAGAGCAAATAATGCAATGCTTGGAGCAAGACAAGCAGTTATGGAAGGTCAAGCGGCACAGATTTCAGGACAAGCAAAACTATCTGCAAGAAAAACTGCACTATGGTCATCAGCAGGTGATGCTGTAGGTGAAGCAATAAATATTGGATTTAAAATCGCAAATATATAATTATGGCTGAAGAATACAAAAGACAAATACAATATGCCCCACAAATAAAAGTTATAGATCAATCTGGTGGAAGAGCAATATCAAGGGCGTTAGGTCAAGCGGCTCAACTAGAAAGAGATTCAGATACTAAACTTGTACAAAGTATAGCAGGTCTTGGTAAAGAGGTTGATAAAGTAAGAGCAAAATCTGCTATTGATGATTTTGCTGTAGAATTTGAAGAAATAGAAGTGCAAGATGAAGATGGCACTATTCAAAATATTAAAAGACCAAAACCTATAAATAGACCATTATTCTTTACAGACGAAGCAGTTAAATTATTTGATAACTTTGCTATATCAAAAGCAAAAGCTCAGATTGGTTTAGAATTAGATAAAGAAGCAATGAATATTGCTAATAAAATTAAATACGATATAGGAGGTACATCTGATGATTTTAACGGATTAATGACACCTATCGTTGAAGCATATGCCGAACAGTTGCCAAACTCGTACAAGCCAATACTTGATATTACTATGCAAGAAATACAGGCACAACACGCAAATAGTATAGATGCGTATCACCAAAAATTACAAGTAGATAAAAATAATGCTGAAGCTGAAGAGTTAGACGATATGATGCGACAAAAAATAGGTCTAGCATTACAATCTAATCAATTTGGTAAAACACAAGAATTATTAACAGAACAAGAACAGCGTTTAGAAATGATGGA